AATTAATGAGCCTGATTGTGATGCTGACTGCATTGACAACATACGGGGCTGATAATGAAATATATGTAGACCAATCTGGAACTGGTGCAAATATAGACTTAGAACAATTAGGTATATCTAATATTATTGGTGGTTTAAATTCTACTGCAGGTTCTTTAACTGCATTTGATTTAGATGGTAGTAGTATGACACTTGATATTAATATGATTGGTAATACTAATAAATTTTTAGGTGATATTAATGCCAATACTTTTACAGGATTGTATAATTTTACTGGAGATACAAATACTTTTACCATACAAGTTGACCCAACTAATACATATAGCTCTGCTGGTTCTGACCAAAATATAGCAGTAACAGGTAATAGTAATACATTTACTTTAAATCAAGGCACTACAGCAATAGCAGCAAATTTAAATTTAGATTGGATTATTCAAGGTTCTAGTAACACAATTACATCAAATATAAATATTGATGGAGCTACTAACTATATGGATATAGATGGTTCTGATAATACAGTTACTTATACAGGCACTGGTGTTAATGCTTCAGCAGGTGGATATTTTTGGCTAGACCATACAGGCGGTTCAAGAACTTTTAATATTTCACAACTGAGTACACAAGACAATGACTGGCTTAAAATTATATCCGTTTCTGGTACTGCTGCTTCTACTGTTTGCGTCATTCAAAACGACCAAGGTACAAGCACAAGTTGCTGATATAGGAGATATATCTGAACTAAATGGTTCAGCACAGATAGTAAGAAATAAACCATTAGATGCTAAATTAAAGTTTGCTATACAAAGTAATGATGAAGCTATTACTACTAACGGAAGAATGGCTATTACATTTCTTGATGATTCTGTTGTAAAACTTACTGAACATTCACAATTACTTATTGATGAATATATTTATGACCCTGACCCATCTAAAACAAAAATGGCTCTTACTTTTGGATTAGGTACAGCAAGATTTATTACAGGCAATCTTAATAAAATAGATAAACAAAATATATCTCTTAAAACACCTACAGCTAATATAGCTATTCGTGGTACTGATTTTACAGCTACAGTAGATGAATTAGGTCGTAGTCTTATAATATTATTACCAGACTCTTTAGGATTATCTAGTGGAGAAATAGAAGTAGTTACTGCTATGGGAACAGTTTTATTAAATAAACCTTATGAAGCAACTACAGTAAGTGTATTTGAATCAGTACCAAGCAAACCAGTTATATTAAATTTAACGCTAGATATAATAGATAATATGTTAATTGTTACGCCACCTAAAGAAGAAGTAGTAATAGAAGAAGAAACAAATAATACAAAATCAAATAGCGTACTTAATTTTAATGATTTAGATATAGATTATCTTGCAGAAGATTATTTAGCAGAAGATAGTTTAGAGTTTACAGAGCTAGATATAAATTATTTAGATGTAAATTACTTAGAAGATTTACTAAATGTATTAGATGCTCTAGCTATTGCAGAAGAGGAAGATGTTTTAGCACAAGCTACAAGCACACAAATATCAGGAACATTACTAGGTAAAGACCCTGATACACAAATAACAACTATAATAACAGGACAAGTTGTTAGTTTAAGAAGAAGTGTAAATGAATCTGTGCAATTAGATTTAGATGGCAATAATTCATATACAGTAATTTTTATACAAGATGGTATATCTAATATTATTAAAGTAAATGGTGGTGGTGATTCTGTTATAACTATAACTCAGAGTGATTAATGAAAAAGTTAATACTTATAATACTTATAATACTTAGTGCACCTTTATTGTTTGAATCTACTCCAACAGAAATAATAAAATTAAAAACATTTGATGCCTTTATAAAAACACCAGAACCTTCAGGTAATTTTGTAATACTTAATATTACAGAAGAAGATGTAGAGAAAGAAGGCGGTTATCCATTACCAAGAGAAAGACTAGCAGAAATACAAATAGAATTATTAAATAAAGGTGCTATAGGTATAGGTTGGGTTATAAGTTTTCCACAACCAGATAGAATGGGTGGAGATGAAATGTTTGCTACAGCATTAAAATATGCACCATCTGTTATAGCTATGTTTGAAGATGGAAAAGGCAACTATCCAAAATCAACAGGTACAGTTGTAAAAGGTAATAATAATGGTGGTATAATAAGTTTGGGAGTAAAGGAAAACCTACCTCTCTTATCCAACTACACATTACAAGGTTTAGCCGTTGCTCCCACTGATGTTGACCAACTTGTTCGCAGAATACCTTTATTAGTTAAAACACCTAATAACGAATGGATACCTAGTTTTGGTACACAAATATATAAAGCTC